AATCTGATCTGCTACCAGACCATCGAGAACCTGTGCTGCGTCGATCTTTAAGACCTTGTGGATTATTTCCTTCACAGGATGTTCTGAAAGATCATCCAGTTTGGAACTGAAAGGAATTGAGTTGCCATATTCCGTGATGGACATGGTTCCTTGGGTTATTGTGAAATTGCTTTCGGCAATCGCAGTGTTTTCGACTAAAGCCGCACCGCCAGTCGCAACAGTGGAGTACACGTTCCAGTGGAAAGTGTCACCTTTGCTGAGACCTTGGTGTGCCGCATCTTTAACGTCCGCGAACTGACGAAACTTCACAATTGGCCGTAAGGACATACGCAATTCCTTGGACAGATTAAGGGCGTACATATAGCCACCAAGGCTACTTGTTCCCCATACTTGACCAGCCATTGCTTGTCTCCTTTAGACAAAAGTAAAATTAAGAGATAATTAGGCGGGTTGTCCCCTGCCTTGTTTCATCTCCGCTATGATGTCGGAATAGGTTGGCTCTTCTACATCATCTCCTATATGAGATTTAATGTTTCTGGGCACAACTTCATCCAAATTCTGCTTGCGCTGTGCGCGAGACTCTTCCTTCGATCCTCCGCCCATTGCGTCAACTTTGGTCTTCAACCAGTCCTGTGCGTAATTTGCACACTCTTGCATGATGTCCCAAGGATCACGGGTAGGATTCTCTGAGTAAAGTTCAGCAGAACGTCGGTCAGCAACTGCAAGCATTCCTGTGTCTTGAGCAACGTCAGGATATTCCGAATGGAACATCTCAACAGCTTGCTTTCGACGCATTTCATACCCGCGTTCTCTGGCCTGTTTCTCCTCTTCCCGCATTTCGGCTTTGGTCTGCTCGATGATGCTGCTAACATCAACTTGCTGGGCCGGTTGCCTATCTGCGGAGCGAATCTTTTTAAGCAAACCGCTTGCTTTTGCTTCATCGCCTTGAAAGAGGGCATCGTGGTATTGCTCGTATAGAGCGTCAGTCGCGTCCGAGGATGGCGATTCTTCTTCACTAGCGTCCGTAGCGGATAGCTGGCGTGTTTGGGCCTCTAATTGGGCCCGGTAGGCGTTCAGCTTTTCTTCATAGTCTGCCAACTCTCGCTGACGGTCTGAAGCCTGTTGAAGCCTTTGATCTGCGGCTGTGTTCTTCTGATACTGGGACACCACTTGCTCCCACGGAACACTTGTGTTCTCTCCATTGACTTTGGCATTGACGTACCAATCGTCGCCCCTGCGCTCCAATGGATTAGAGAAATCTTCTTCTACTACTGGATGGGTTTCACTTTCTTCATTGTCAATTTCATCCTGAATTACAGTTTGATTTACAGCTTCAGCAATTCTTTCAAGTTCAGATTCGTGGGAATCTAGCGCCACTTCCTCTGTGTTTCCTTTGTTGTCCACGTCCTGTTGGATAGCGTCCATTATTGCTCCTGAAGTTCTGAGAGAGTTATCTCTGCATGATTTGCTTGGTTAATTGCCTCATCCAGCCAAGTTACAACTAGAGAGGGTAACCTTGCGCGAAATTGAAGTTCCCTGATCGTGTCCTCATCATTAGCGTCTGCACCGATCCAAGCGTTGAAAGCCTCTTCTCGGGCTTTATCCGCTCTACCGGCAATGTATCTACCTAGAGGAGATTTCAAGAACTCCTTTGTTTGGAGGCCAAGCCGCACCTCCGCAACTAACAAATCCATTTCTTCCATTAATCTGTAAGTCCGGGCGAAATATTATTCAACCGTCGTTTTTCCATACGCTCTTCTAATGCGATTACCCCATTAGATGTTATATCCGTAAATAAAAAGGGGATAATTCCGTGAATTAATGCGACAATCGCCAATCCAGCAAGAGTTAGTGAATAAGATAAAGCGATTACACCATGAACAAAATAGTTTTCTCCGGCATCTTTCAGATGATTCATCCTTCAGCCCCCTGAACCATTCCATAGTCATCGTTCATTAAAACATCAGACATCTGTTTCCCTTCATCGTTTCCGGGGGATACACCGATATCGGTATCGGACTCCAGTAGCATCTTATGCACGAGAGCCTCTTTCTGGAGAAGCAACTCACCCCTAGCTATGTCGTTCTTCTCAGCTTTGAGCCTCGTTTCGATCATGCTTATGTTGTTCTTGATCTCTTCGATAGATTCTCTAGAGGCAGAAGCGATCTGGGTAGAACCAATATCACCCATAGCTTTCTCTCTTGCGGCTTGAATATCAGACTGACCCTTGATTTGAGCGGCCATTATTCTGCCCTGAACCTCAAGTTCCTTGGCTGCGCCCTTATCCGTAAGCTGCTGGATAGCTGCTGCCATTTCTTCAACCTGCGCCTTCAGTTCAGAGAGTCGGTCCTGTGGCTCTTCTGCGATAAAGCGTTTTGCATCTTTATAACCAAGCGCCCCAAAAACCTCTTTTGTAACTTCAGGTTGGTTAAGGGTCTGGATGATGTCTGGATTTACTTCAGCCATCGTGCGAATGCCCAGTAACAATCTTTCTATCTTCCTGATTGGGTCCGTTGCTCCAATACCCACATTCACGCCGACAGTCATTTCGTGACGCAACAGACTGTCTATATCTTGAGAGAACCGTTGGAAGAACCCTGAAACCTCTTGATTGTCCTGTTCTGATTTATTTGTAGCTACAGCTATAATGACTTCGTCAGTCTCATAATACTGTTCCAGTCTTATTAGCTGAGATAGAACCGGCTCAACCCATGTTTCTGCGAAAGTTCTGATCATGTACTCGATCATGGTATTCGCCTGACCAGACAGCATCTCCATGCCACCAACCGTCTCATTCATTAAGCGGTTAGATTGGACTGTGCCCTGTGAAAAGGTTCCAGCGATATCATCAAAATCTACGTTTAATCGATCTTGCTCCTCGTAAGCTGAAGCGGTGATATCTGGCGTAGAAACAACGTTCACGTCCGTCATTGGGTCGTCCATCATCACAGAACCGCCCGGTACGCTTCTCTTCAAGGCATTGATGTCTATGTTTGAACTACGACGTATGTGGTAACGCTTATTCAGCACTAGCTGAACGTTATCAGTTCGTTGGTTGGCAATATCGTTTGCTGCTGTCTGCAAATCTTGAGTCATCTCAACTATGGAAGCTGGGTATATTTTGTGCGCTTCTATCGTGGAGCCACCCATAACGTAAGGTCTTTCGCCATCTCGAAGGTGCGGGTATACCTCAGATAGCGGGACAGGGGTTGTCAACAGATGATTTGTTCCCGCCGTATAAAACAGCCAGTCTTCCCCTTTCTTATGAATTATATTTTTGTGTATAAATATAGTGTCATATTCTTTAACAGTTTCTTGTCTATCAGACAGTGGGTCCTGTCTTTTCCCCTGTCTGGTCTGCCGAGTTGAATCGAATTCTGAACGACGCGACGACTGCAAAAGTTCCGGCATCGAAAGCCGCTTCCACTTTGGCTCTCCCGTCTTGGGATCAACATCCGACATCCTCTCAATCACGTCTTGCAAATACATCGGGATAACTTCGATTATGAAAGGAGATGAATTTATAGGGTCATTCCAGTCAGCAGCAGGGTCCATCCTCAAGTTCTCTGATGCAATTAATCGGATTTGTGGCCTATCTTTAAGAATCTCAACATCATCCGTCTCAGTGAATGCTTCAGAACCATCTTCGTTAAGAATTGGTTCTCCAGCATCATCCAAGATGGGTTCGGTAGACTTAGATCGCTTCTCCTTATATTCCCAATACTGATGGGCTATAACGGAACCAAACACCATAGCCTCCTGATAGGCGGCTATTAAGGTTTGAAACCACGGTATAGTTTTAGTAAGCCTGTACTGAAGAAGGTACTTCAGTATTGTTGCAGAAGCCCTCTGTTCCGGGTCAGAGTCATTTTCAGGGTAAACAGATAGAACATCTTCTGTAGAAAAGAAAGCGGCTGCAACAGCAGCCTCGTTTGTTCTTATTGTTGACCTTGTTTTTGGCCTGAATAGGCGCGACCTATGCTGGTACTGTGAAGTACTATACTTAGAGCCAGATGGGTGGTTAGATTGGAATAGTGAAAGATTCCTTTCCCACTGTCGTCTGTAGTTCGCGTCTAGATATGATGTTGAAGAGTCGTATGCTTCCCTAGCTAGTGTTAGCCAAGGAGACTTTTCGTCATCAAACCCATCATTCAATGGGACTTCATTTTCATTCATGCGTCAAATCTCGCGTCGCCCCGGCTATCCCTTTCTAGATTATTCATCTCATCTTCATTCATCGCGCCACGGGAAACTTTAGCTCTTTCGAGCAATTCTCCAGCCCACCGCATAATATTCCTGTACTCAGGATCAATATCGTTAACCCTGACCCACATTCCATATCGCGTTGAGAGGTTTTCATTCCATATCGCTAACATGGAATAATCATTACTTGGCCCGACAGCCCACAAGTGACCGGGATAATGCTTATCCAGAGTATCTGCAACATTTTTTACCAAACTGGTAATCGTTGCCTCTTTCTCCATCCCGCGCTTATGTTCGTCGATAATGACTTTCATTACGATGTGACAGGTGTGCTACCAAAGAATTGAACATAGACAGCAATAACAACAATCACAGCGATAGCGCCAAAAATTACTGGCTTCTTCATTACTCGTGCTTTCAGTTTGTCAAACATAGTTACCTCATCTTTTTAGGCCCATATGGCCTTTTGGGGTTTTCATATATCTTTGTTTGCGGGAAGATATAAACTGGGATAGGCTCTTCAGGACCGGCAACCTTCTCTACTAAATCTCTCCAGTTATATCTTCTCTCTTTTGGGCTTGCGAATTTCTGGCTCAATGAAGTACCACCTTTGGTTGATCTTTGTTGACTAGGCCCACTGCTTCCTTAACTATCTGGTCAAGCAATCCACTGAGCGCAACGGTTATCTCCATTTCATTTAATTCATCTTCAGACGCATCAATAAAATGAGAAAGAAACATCACAGCAATTTTGTTCGGGTCTACAACCCCTTCATCAATAATCATTATGTTTCCTTTATATCAGTAGGCTGGAAGTGCTTCTGGTTCCAAGTCTTCTGGATAAACAAATTGAGGCGGGGATGCTTCTATATCGTAAATTCTTGACATAGCATCGAGCATATCGACGTGAACCGCTGGGAATAAGTTGTATTCGTTATCAATCATTCTCTGGGTTAAATCGTATATACGACCGTTCTCATCTTTCTGTCTTATGGGGCGCACGATCAGAGATGCATCTCCAAGTTCAAACGCCTTTTTTTGCCTCGATGTCATCGAGTCGGAAGAAGGGGCCAAGAAGAAGCGCCAGTTCTCAAAGTCGGGCTGTAGTCGTTGTACTCGATCCCGTTTAGAACCCTGCCCTTCTCTTGGCCAAGCTAATTCTTCGATGGGGAAATAGTTGTTTTCTATCCTCATCATTTCTCTGAAATGCTCAATATCAGAATCTTTACCGTACCTTTCGTATCCAACCTTCACGGTCATTGTTCCGGGCTGCTTTACCCATTTTTTTCGTATTCTGGATAATGCTTGCCATCTCTCTTTCAAATTAAGACGATGACAAAGTCCGTCGAGTAGGTACTTGTTGAATTGAGAATCTATTCCGATAACAGCTATTGCCGTTCTGTCGGAAGTTTGTTTTTTAGAATGAGCCGGGTCGCAGAGAATGTATATATTCAGAACTCTTGGGCGTATCTCTATACGTCTTATCCACTCTGGATCAAATACCTGCTCTGAACCTGCTATCGGGTTCTGGAGCATCTGACAAGCCAACACATACTGGCCCATCGTTTTCTTCTTTTTATCCCATTCGCTTTCTGATAATAGAAGCGGGTTACCGTCTGGGGTCCCGGTATCTGTTGCCGGGTATATACGGGTTTCTGTACCGCGATCTATTAGGTCTCTATAAGTATCCGCGTAATGGTAGCGAGTACCAATGTACCACTCACGGTTTTGACCACCAGCCAAGTTCTGGCTGAGATCGAGAGCCTCTGTTGTTTTCGAAATCTGGTCAGGCGTGTTAACGGAATCTCTGGTAACAACGTCATCATAGATTCTAAGATCGTAATGCCGGGAAGTTGGCTGGCCATCAACAAGGCCCCATGCTTCAACAGTTGCTTCTTTGGGATTCGATTTACGTCTAACAATGATCCCAGCGTCTTCACTCCATTGGGGGGAATCCTGTCTTGGATTCGCATAGCAAATGTCTGAATACAGGTCCCTAAGAAATTCATTAACCTCAAACTCTCTTTTTATTTGTTTTAGGAACCCCTTTGCGATAGGTCTCGTGTGGGAGAATATACCTATCGTAATGTTTGGGTCTCTTAGAATTTCTTGGATCGCACCCGCGTAAGTTATCAACGTGGACTTGTAATGACCACGAGCCCATAAATCAAGCACACCGTCTGGAGTCTTCTCGACTTCCCTGCATCGGTCGTATAACCAAGGATGTACCGCATCCTTACGGTTAAGAAGAACTACAAGAAGAAACCAGCGGTCTACTTTTGCTAATTCTCTAACCAGCCACTTGTCGTAATTTTTTTCTAATAAGTTCTTATAGAACGTACCAGCCTGTTCTAGAGAGGCTGTGGGGAGATAATTTTGAGCCTGTTCGATGAAATCGCTATGATTCATCCTTTATCATGTCCACATACCACCACCAGTTGAACCAGTCCCCCTGTCAGACTCTTCCGCCCCTTCATCCCAATGCTGGTATCCAGAACCGCCGACATTGCTGCTGCTGTTGTCGTCACGCTCATCTTGCCTCACCCATTGTGTTGTAGGCGCTGGCGTAGTTGGCGCTGGAGTAGTTGTTGGTGCCCTTGTTGTTCTAACCGGAGTTGTCGTTGGTGCTTGAGTTGGTGGAGTCGTTGTTGGTCCCTGAGTTGGGGCCTGAGTTGGGGCCTGAGTTGGGGCTTGCGTTTGTCCGCCATCATCCCCGCCATCATCAGCCGGTGGATTCGTGGTCGGGTCTGTGTAATCAATCTCTTGTGGCGCTACCGTTATCGGAACGGGTGCCGGAGTTGTGGTTGCAGGTTGCTTGAACTTATCCCACCATGACCAATCTATATTCATTCCTGAAGGGACGTTGTAGGAGAAG